ACAGTGTTGGCCTGATGATGCACCCGTCTGCCGTAGGCACCGTCAAGCTCATGGATTTGGGCATGGAAGGTGAATACCAGATCAACAAGCAGGGCACCTTGATGGTCGCCAAATATGCTGTTGGTCACGGCATCCTCCGTCCCGAAGCTGCCATCGAGCTGCGTTCAGACGCCCAAGTGTAATCGCTTAATCCCACCTAAGAGAGGCTCCTATTGATTTAGGGGTCTCTCTTTTTTTCAATCTTTATTGACAGGAGTTTCTTATGCTTGCTCCAGCAACTGATCTGGAAGCGGTGAACTCCATCTTGGCATCTATCGGTGAATCACCTGTATCAACACTTGAAGATACGGGTGTAGTTGATGCTGCCATGGCCCTGAGGACTCTCCGAGAGGTAAACCGAGAGGTTCAAGGCCGAGGATGGCATTTCAATATGGATGAGGATTACCCTCTCGCACCGACATTTCCAGAGGGAGTTATTGAAGTTCCTCGTAATTCCATCCGTACTGAACCTTCTGATCCGACGGCTAGGTTGGACTTCACTGTCCGTGGGCGGAAGCTCTACGACAAGCGGCATCATACCTACCAGTTCAAAGAAACCGTGAAGGTGAAGATTGTTACATTGCTTCCCTTCGAGGACATTCCGCAGTTCGCCCGTAACTACATCTCAATCCGTGCTGCCCGCATCTTCCAGCAGAACACTGTTGGTTCTCCAGAACTATCCTCCTTCAAGAATGTTGATGAGGCGCGGGCACTGGTGCAGTTGAAGGAAGCCGAGGCCGAAACTGCGGACTATAACATTCTCACTGGTAACCAAGCCGTAGCGGGGGTGCTGATCCGATGAGTCTTATTACCTCCAGCATCCCCAACATGGTTAATGGCGTGAGTCAGCAGCCGTTTGCGTTGCGTTCAGCTTCCCAGGCAGAAGAGCAGATCAACGGTCTCTCGTCTATTTCCAAAGGTCTACAAAAACGACCGGCCTTTCGTCATATTGCTAAGATTATGGATGGGAAGATTGGTAATGCCTTTGTTCACCTGATCAATAGAGACCAATCTGAACGGTATGTTGTAGAGGCTCACAATGGTGGTCTCCAAGTCTTTGACCTTGAAGGCTACCAACTCACCGTCAACATGCCAAATGGCGCATCCTATCTACAGACAGTTAATCCCCAAGAAGACATCGACGCCGTAACTGTCGCGGACTATACCTTCATCGTTAATAAGAACATCGTGGTAGAGAAGGCCACGACTACTGCGCCTTCCCGTCAGAACGAGAACATGGTGTGGGTTAAGCAAGGGTCTTATGGCGCTAAGTACACTATTAAATATGGAACCGCAGCCCACTCTTACACTACGCCTGATGGTTCTGAAGCATCCCACTCTACTGATATAGCAACCGACAAAATAGCAACACAACTTGCCAATGGAATCCGTGCTGCCGTTGAAGGAACAGGTGGGAGTGTTTCTACCTTGGGTTCCGTGGTCTTTATTAAGAATGGTGGTACTCATACAGTAGCCGCTGAGGACTCTCTAGGTAATACAGCCGCCATTCCTATTGGGCCAGAAGTTCAACGGTTCTCCGATCTCCCTGCCCAGGCACCCATCGGTTTTGAGGTTGAAGTGGCAGGGGATCAATCTTCCAGCTTTGATAACTATTACGTTAAGTTTACCGACGGTGTATGGAAGGAGACCATTAAACAAGGGGAGAAAACAAGGCTTTGGGGAGGCTCAATGCCCCATGCGTTGATACGTGAAGCGGACGGTACGTTTACCTTCCGAGAGATTCAGTGGGAGCCGAGAAACATAGGCGATCTTAAATCCAACCCCTTCCCATCATTTGTTGGTCAGTCTCTTAATGGTGTGTTCTTCCATCGCAACCGCTTAGGGTTCATTGCAGGTGAGAACCTAGTGATGTCCAAAGCGGGTGACTTCTTCAACTTCTTCAAAGGCACTGCCACTGACGTACTAGATGACGATCCCGTGGATGTCGGCGTGAGCCATACCAAGGTGTCTATTCTCCGTCACGCAGTTCCCTTCGCAGAGACGCTCCTACTGTTCTCTGACCAGACTCAGTTCCAGTTAGGTCGTTCTGAAATCCTCACCCCCAACACTGTCTCGATTAACCAAACGACCGAATATGAAGTATCCCTTAAAGCTAAACCCGGGGCTGCGGGCCGGTTCGTTTACTTCACGGTAGGTCGCGGCGAATACTCAGGGGTTAGGGAATACTTTGTTGATCGGAATACCGAAGTCTCTGAAGCGGCGGATATCACTGGTCACGTCCCTGCGTACATCCCTGGCGACGTCTTTAAGATAGCCAGCACTTCCAATGAGGATGCGCTTGTCCTGGCGTCTAACCAATCACCCAACGAACTCTTCATCTACCGCTTCTATTGGGCGGACTCGGAGAAGATGCAAGCCTCATGGTCTCGCTGGAATCTAGGTGATCAGGCACGGATATTGAATTGTGACTTCATTGAATCAGACCTCTATGCCGTGATTGAGAGAGAGGATGGAGTGTACCTTGAAGTCTGTTCATTGGCGCCAGGATATCGAACCCCAGGTTTGGATTTTGCTATCCACATGGATCGGTTAAGTACCCAGAACCAAGTGTTTAATCTTATTTATGATGGCACCAACACTACTTTCGAGTTGCCGTACAAGACGGCTAGCACTGATCAACTACAGGTAGTGACCGGTCAAGCGGGTTCGTTACCCGGAGGCATCATTCTCAAAGCCCAGGTGGATAACTCAGGTATTTGGACAAAGGTAACGGTTCCCAACCGAGACTTACGGAACGAAGCATTCGCCGTAGGGATTACCTATGAATTCCGCTATCGGTTATCCCAGCTGGCTCTCCGTGAACCTTCCGCTGGTGGTGGTCAGAAAACAGTCACATCGGGCCGTACCCAGATCAGAAAGGTCAGGGTTCAGTATGCCGCCTCGGGTTACTTCAAAGCTGAAGTTACTCCCTTCCGCCGTCCCACTTATGAATACGTTTGGTCTGGCCGAAGAGTTGGCTCAGCTAGGAACCCTATCGGCTCCACTGCTATTGATGGCGGTGACTTCGATTTTCCGATACTCGCCAAGAATGACAACGTGACCATCGAATTCGTAAGTAACTCCTTCCTTCCGGTGTCCCTCCTGGGTGCCGAGTGGGAGTGTTATTTCACCACCCGTTCAAAAAGGATGTAACTAATGGAGATGACAGTTCGAGCGGCCACGGAGGCTGATGCGGTGTCTCTCGCAGATCGTCTACGTGCCGCTGACTTGAAGGAGATTGAGTGCCAGGGAGGGAACGCAGCAGATGTCTTACTTAGCGGTATCCGGTCGCCTGATCCTACCTACGTTGCTGTTGACGAAGATGACATTCCCCACATCATTTTCGGTACGGCTCCATCCCACACGCCTGTCCTTGGGTTTGTCTGGATGATGGCAACCCCAGCCATCCGTAGGTGCTGGGTAAGGCTTCTGCGAGAGACACCCCAATGGGTAGACACACTGGCGGAACCTTACGAAGCCTTATCAAACGTCGTCCACGCGGAAAATGAGGTTCACATTCGCTGGCTCAAATGGGCTGGCTTCGTGTTCCTCCGCAAGGTCACCGTCTTGGGGGAAGACTACTATGAATTCGCACGACTTACCAAGAGGGATTGATCATGTGTGAACCAATGACGATTGCCGCAGTAGCTATGGCGGTCGGTACAGCTTCGAGCATGTACGGTCAGCAGCAGCAGTACGAGATGGCTGCCCAACGGGCTGAAGCCCAAAACAAGATGTATGCCCGAAACCGAGAGAATGCCTACAAATCTCTAGGAGCTGAGTACGGTGACATCAACACTCGGCAGTCTCAAGAGCAGCAACGCGCCGTTGAGGAGAAAGAACAGCGGACACGGGAAGCTCGCGCAAAGATGGCCCGCGCACGGGTAGCCGCTGGTGAGGCTGGTATCACAGGCAATACGGTGAGTCTTGGCCTAAGAGACATCTCCGGTGCCGCCGCCCGCGACCGCTCAACTATCGACCGGAACCTTAACTGGACACTCGGTCAGCTTCAACGTCAGAAACAGTCCCGCCGCACTGCCGCTGTCAGTCGTATCAACTCTGTATCGAAAGGCCAGAAACCTTCACAGGGCGCATACATTGCTGGTATGGCATCAACGGCAGCCAAAGGGGCTTCAAGCGTGGCCTCCATGCAGCCTCAGAATAGCTCATACGGTGCCTCTTCATATAGTGGCTCAGGCTGGGCCAACAAGACATACACACAATAGGAGGCTTAATCCATGGAATACGTCCCAGGCTTAAAACCCCAGCAGGAGGAAGGCCAGGGCGGGGGCCGTCGGAGTCAGAAACAAGGTCGGACACCCGTTAAGGAATCTCAGTCCAGTATGAGTCTCCGTCCATCTGCTTCCCCAGGTAATTACTATAACCGCCCTGCACAGCCCCAGAAGAACCAGCGGGCAGAGCAATTCATCCAGGCTCTCGGCCAGGTATCCGACGTATCAGGACGCCTGGGCGAGTACATGTATGAGAAGCAGCGTAAAGAAGCTGAAGCCCAAGCCCAACAAGAAATCCAGGCGATGTCACTGGAAGAGGCCAGTGCCAAAGTGAAGTCAGGGGAGATAGACCAGTACGATAATCCCTATTTTCAAGACGCTTTTCAACGACAGTATGGTATCCGCTTAGGTCTCCATAAGGGCCGCGAGATGCGTACCGAGTTTGAGACTGGCTTTGATCCCCGCAATGATGATGTAGATGGATTTATCCAGAGCCAGCTTGATTCTGAGCTGGAACAGATGACGGGCAATCCGATCATCCAAGAGGCGTTTACTCAGACAGTCCAAGAGGATGTTCAGCAGCTCAGGGAGAAGGACTACTCCGGCAAAGCAGCTGCTATTGAGCAAGACAAGCTGGATGGTGCCTATGAGACAGGTGTGGCTCAATTCGATAAACGGATTGATCGTGCCAAGACACCCGAGCAACGCCAACAGGCTATCGACGAGGGCTACCAAGCGTGGCGTGATGGATACGCTGAACGTCGTGAACTGCTTGGACTAAGTAACGCTGAACAAGACGCACTGACCATGCAGCTGGCTTCGCGGTACGCCCGCGAGGGTAGTGTCGATGTGGTCGAGAAGCTCCTTGTAGACGAGCGTGGTGGTGTAGGTGCCATCATCAATAAGCGTGGTGAGATGGGAGCAGACGCTGCCCAGCTCCTTAATACTGCTGAACAACAATTCCAACAGGACAACGAAGAGAAGTCCTTTGATACACGGATGACGTTCTTTGACCAAGCCAATGAAGGGAAACTCAGTCGGGACGAACTAGTTGGCTTCCATAAGCAGAATCCTGGGGCTTATACAGACGCACAGGTTCAGCGGCTGATAGCTACTAACGACTCTGCTCAGGACGATAAGCGTGAACAGCTGCGCCTGGATCGTATTGGTCGGAAACTTCAACAGAGACAGTCACAAGAGCAAGGCGCAATCATCACCGATACGTTAGCCGCAATGCAGGGAGGAACTGTCCACCGGCTAGACTCTGTGGCTACCACTGTTGATATCGACACAGATACAGGTGAAGTAGAACGGGAGATGTTATCGCCTGAAGATCGGATTGCTCAAGCCGAAGAAGTTCTCCAAAGCCGAGTTATCCCTGATTACGCTGCTCAATTCCCAGAGGAAGAGCAGGGGATGCGCGCCTTCCAATACGAAGTGGGTATCTATGCGAACAACCCAGAGATGGAGAATACGGGATGGAAACGCACTCTTGAGGGGGTTCAGTCCGCCCTAACGGCAGCCGGTAATAGCGGTGAGGTTCCTCCCAAGATCAAAGATGGTTACACATTGTACAAGAACCTGAAGGCAACAGCCCCAGGGATGCTTGACTCACTGATCACTGACCAAGAGAAGGATACCTACGAAGCCCTTCGGTTATCCGAGCAGTACATGGGCCTGGAACTCGATCAGGCTGTCCAACAGGCATATCAAATCCAGCAGAACGCTGATGGTGATAACAAATTTGCCAGCACCCAATACCAAGAGATGGAACAAGCGATCAACTCGCTGGACGGCACGTTAGATGGATGGGGAACACCTAAGAATGACGGCTATGTCACCGCTGAGCTAAGCGCATTGGCGCGTCACCAAGCTATGGCTGGTGGTACATCCTCAGTTGATTCCGTGGTTGAGCGCTTCAAGGAAGAGCATGACTACATCAATGGCTGGGCAGTCACCACGCGAGGGCAAAATGTTCCGGTGAACTTCAAGGGTCTTGCCGAAGAGCGTATCAATCAATATGCCGCTGATCACCAAGATGAGCTTGAGGACAAAGGATTGGAGGCTAGTGATCTCACTATCTTCCCCATGGGAGGCCAGGGATCTACGGGTGCGTGGGCCATTGTGGACGCTACGTCAGCCACACCAATGGGTGATATGATCAGTTCTCAGTTCACCATGAGTGATCTGAAGCGTTCGGCGGATGAAGCTCGGGAACGGATGGCCGCTGAGTCAGCTGAACGTGCCCGACGCGGTGTTCCTAACGCGAAGATGGAAGCTGACCCTGACGATCCTCGACTCCAAGGTCTGGAAGAGGCTTATGAGAACGGCAACAGCGGAGGCGCCTTTGATATCAACGCGGCCCGTGACCGTTTGTTGAATCCCGACGGACAGACTGAGGAACCAGAAGAAGAGTCCGTAATGGACATCGACATGTCTGGTGCTACCCACATTCCCAGCTCTGATCCGCGTCCTGAAGACCTTCCCGCCGTCGAGCGTATAGATGGTGCCAACGCCAAGCTACCCGATAGCGAAGACCCAGGTGTCCGCCAAGCTGTCGAGATTGCCCGTGAGGCCAACATGACTAAAGCACAATTTGATCAATACGTTAAAGGGATCGCTCCAGACGGGGCTGGTAATGGAATGATCTTTAATCCACGGCTGCGTGAGCGAATTAGGTACTACCTCCCTGCGCCATAAGGAGACAACAATGGAAGATCGTGAGCAACAGGAAGATAGCCAACAGGAACAGCCTGGACGGAAGAGACGTCCGATGGAACTGTTCGGTGAAGTCGTTAATAAGGCACCAGGGGATTTTACTCCGCGTGGCCCGAGCGACAACACCAGGGGCCAGGAAATTCAGCAAGAGATAACTCCTACTGTTCGTATTTCTGACCGAGAGAGGCTAGCGGCACAGGAAGATGCTCCCGATCTTTCCGAAGGCTGGGAGCGGGCAAAGGATGCTGAGTGGTTATATAACCTTGCCTCTCAGAACCGACGATTCGCCCCTAACCCTGACTTCGAGATGACGCAGGAGAAGCTGCTAGACCTTACTGAGGGATTACCAGAAGATTCGTTCGACTACGTGTCTGGGGCAGGGTCTCAAGAAGAAGCTGAATTTCGTGCCCAGCATTACCGCAAAGACCAAGAGAATGAAGAACGTCTGGGACAGATGGGAATGTCTGGCACCGCATTGCGAATAGGCGCGGCAATGACCGATCCTGTCGTCTGGGGAGCCTCGGCAGGGCTTTCCGCATTGACTGGCCCGTTAGGCTTAGTAGGCACTGCGGCTAATCGGTTGACCCGTGTCCAGAGAATCGTTCGTGGCGGTACCGCCGCCGCTGCCGGTAACGTAGCCATCGAGGGGGCTATCAATGCTAATAAGCCCATCTACGACGACATGAACTTACTCTATGCGGCGGGTCTGGGTTTTGGTATTGGTGGTGGTCTATCCGCTTTATCCAGAAATCCTAGCACACGGGCCGAGGCAGAAGCCCTACGACGCGGTGGTGACTCCCTACGACGGGCAGCCGAGGACGAGACCACCCGAATAACCCGAGAGGCTGTGTCAGGCGGGGGTGACGCAGGTGCCGCTAGAATCTCCCGTGTGGAGCCTCTAGGGCCAGAACATACTGACCCTGATGACTTCATCGCCTTAGCAGACCGAGACCCTACAGTAGCTCCTAGAACTGCTTTCGGTACTGCCGGTGGATTGGTCTCTTCCGTATCTCGATTGAAGAGTTCTAACAACCCTGCATCCCGCGCTATTGGTAACGTGTTTGCTGAGGATGCGGTGGGTAATGCTGACCGCAGTATCGCTTCCGTAGTGCCCGCATCACAGAAACAATTACGTTTACAGCGCACTAATGAGATTAAGTGGGGCCAAGGTTGGAAGACGAACCTACGCCAATTCATGGAAGAGAAGGGAGATTCCCCTGGCTGGAAAATCTGGGATAAACCTAAGAATGAGCGCGAATTTTCAGCAATGGTCTCTGACTATGTTGAGGGTGTTAGGACAAACGTGCCCACGCCAGTTAAAGCTCAGGGTGACATCCTCAGGAACATCTTTGAAGACTACCGCGTAAACTTGAACCAGCCTGGAGCCTATCGCGGTGAGTACCATAGGGCACCCTCCGGGTTTGGTACTAAGGAAGCTGATCCAAATTATATTCCCCATGAATTTGACTACGAAGGGTTTAACAGCTTGGTTCGTGAAGTGGGTAGCGCTAACGTGGAAGACCTATTTGCGCGCTCTATTCGCAATGCCACTGATGACATCACAGAAGAAGCAGCTAGGAAGGCAGCCCGCTCCTACGTTAAAACCATCCGTAACCTCCGTGTAGGTATTGGGGGTGATGCCGGTCGTATCCTTGGCAGTGGCGACGCTGAAGAGATCAAACGTCTACTCCGCGATCAATCGGAAATGTCCGCCAACGAGGTTGAAGATGTTGTGGACGCACTTACGGCCAGGAAGACTAGCAAAGGGTCTGGCTCAAAGCATGGTAAATCGAGAACGCCTTTGGACATGTCTACCGAGATGAATCTTCGACTTAACCCAGAGAATGGGCCACAAGGTTCTCGTCAGGTTAGTATCCGTGAGTTCTTTAACCGTGATGCGCACGACCTGTTCACTAAGTACAACCGCAGGATGTCTGGTGAGTTGGCAATGTCACGGACTCGGGTTCCTGGACTCTTCGATGGTCTTGTCAACAACGCTGAATGGGAGACACTAAAACTCCGTATGAGGGAGGTGGGTGAACGTAAAGGACAAACACCAAAAGAAATTGAGGAGGATATTGCCCAGGCCGACTATCTATGGCGCGCTGTGAAGGGAATTCCAGACCAAGCCAACATGGGCCGTGGTGGCCAGTTCCTTAGGAAAGTTCGTGATTGGAACTTCATGCGCGTGATGGGGCAGGTAGGCTTTGCTCAGATTCCAGAGCTAGGTGTAGCAACCACAGGGATGGGACTCAAGGCTGCCTTCAAGTCAGTGCCAGGATTCCGCACCATGTGGAGA